CCCATCCGGGGTGTACCGCGCAAGCGCGGCCACCCCAAGTTTACCTAACCAAGGTAAACCCATTCCCATTTTATTTTCGTGGAGTTGGGAACCACGTACTCACCAGGCTTGAGGCCGATCGAGGCTTTCGCCTCAAAAGTCTCAAACCCATGAACAGAAGAGCCCTTAGACAAGCTACTTCTCAGTAGCTCGATCCAATCTGGTTGACGAGCGAAGAATTTCGCCGTACTAGGTTGAGGGATTCTATACTCAGTTCTCTGAAGAGATTTGTTAAACCTCTTCCGAAAGGTAGGTTCATTATGTAGCGCATGCTCCTTAGTTACTAGTGCGAGTGGAACTCGTCTATGAGACCTTGGAATTTGACCCCAATATTCTTCCATCATAGAAATGATGGGAAAGATAGGACCAAATTTCTCTGTTAATAGATTGAGAAAATCAACATGAGCGACACGGGTAAGTGATGACTTATTGAAAGGTTTCTTAAAGCGAATGGGTGCGACGTCATTACCTAAATGGTAATCACCACCACACGATTCACGAAAGGGACCATCAATAAAGCATTTCTTGAGATTGACCTTTAAGCCAACGAGCTCAAGTGCTGATATTATCATCTCAGCTGAAGATGCTGGACAGATAATATCGTCACCGTAGACAAAAACAGTGTTCCAAACCCGCCACGTAGAACGTCCCAGAAACTCATATCTGAGATGTTCGCATGGGGAGGGTTTAAAAGACTGTTCTGTCAACGTAGCTGCCGTCGATATAGCCCAAAAGATTAGGGCTTCGATGGGAAAGCAACAAGAACTCCCCATGGGGGCGAACTTGCGCAAAACAATTCTCCTACCATCTGGTAGACGAGTTTCCTCGCTCCTACAAGATGATAGACACTCAAACCAGTTATCCGGGAAAAGGACCCGGACGAGTTCAAGTGAAACGCGATCAGATGCTTCAGAGAGATCTAGAGTAGCAAGCTCCCCGTTAAGGGAGGATTTGCGAGCTAAATCTCTATTAACATTTTGGTCAGTGAAATTCACTAACCCTCGCGTCAAGTTATGTCTAGCTAGACCTTCGTAGATAATAGTCATAAGACCTTGCTGAATATACATAAATTCAGCAGGTTCACAACTAATAACACGCGGTCCTCTGGAATCCTTAGGCACTAAACAAACACGTGCGCAAGGATCCAGTTCTTCACAATCTCCCAGTCTTCGGAGTTCATCCGAAAGATGAGTAGGAGAAAGAAAGAAATGAGAAGAATACGGATAAACATCGTCGAGCTTCCTTGAATAGCGAAGCTTTGCCCATTTATCAGAATTCTTCGTGCGACAGGAGGTCGCACCGGTGCTGTGCCTTGGTCTAATATCATAAGGGTCAATATTACATAAGACCCTCTTGATAAGCGACTTCGCCGTTTCAACCACTCGCTCGCTAGAGTAAGTGTCTGAATTAGGTAAGGTGGTATCGATTTGTATGAACTCATCGAGAACCTCCTTAGTACGAGCATCGTCAAAAGCTACTTCCAACTTATAGAAAACGTAAGACAATTGTCTTACGCAATCTACAGCAGCTGAATCACCTTCTAAAGCACAATTGAAGGCCTTTTCAATGAAGAGCGGAACACCCGTATCTGATCGTTTAAAATCAGGCGGACATATAAACACTCCACTAGAAAAGTATCCATCAAGAGCCTTACCTAAGAGAGGTAAGACTTGCGTCAGAAAGGTTATTCCCTCATTCTCCACACGTCTCAAGAATGTTTCCACATCTCTTGAATTAACGTAAGGAGCGTATTTGCTGGTTTGCGCGAGGGACACCCACACCTTGCGGTAATGAGTGAGGCTTTTCAGATCACCATTAATCATGACAATCTCCATCAAGCTACTACAGCGCACCAACGTTGGTCGGACCCTAGGAAAACCTCGTGGTCTGACTAATGAGGTAGTCAAGATAAGCTACGGAGACATAGGTGCCTCCGACGCCATACAGATCGACTAACATCGCAACTGGTCTCGCTGGGTGGATTATAACACCACCCAGGTGCTCCAGAGAACGACGACGTCGAACTGGTAAGCGATGAGAAGGACTCACGTCCGATTTCTCATCGAAATCTTGAGGCCGGTTTCCAAGCGGCATTAGATCTCCTCGTTGAGAATCTTCGCTAGATTGCCAGAGGTCGAAAGAAAATTCTGCAAAGTTGCAGCCATATCTTCAACCAAAGCAAAAGTAGCGACAACGGGAGGGACGATAACATTCACATAGAATGAGATCGTTCCGACGATGGTAGGATCTGTCGCATCCTGAAAGGTGTGATCAAATCTAACCAAATGTCTCTTCACCCCCGTCTTGGCGACGGTTTCATGGCTGATTGTAAGGACCTTTGGAGTGTCCAAATCCAATCCTGCCACTCTACGAATACTCGACGGACCATTCATCACGGTCAAATCATATGTGACTTGATTCGTGACGACGGCCGTTAAGTTATCGGGTGATAGGGCCAACCCTGTTGCGAAAGACATAGTAGCTCCGAACCCCTCAATACATATCGAGGGAGAAAGCGAGATAAAACCCGCCGTTAATGTTTTGACAGTACGTTGACTAGGTTAAGACCTAGAATGAACTGCCGAGCCTTAGGCATTTTCCAGTCGAGAGAAATTAAATCCGACTCGTCTGGAATGAGTGGAATACGCCTGAAAAGATTTTCAGTCGTAGTCCAACCTTGGAAGGTATTAGTCACAGTCGGCCCACCATTTATAGAAAAGGTGTTAGTACACTGTGATGTAACTACTAATTCTTCTTTTACTTGCAGAGCGAACTCCACAAGTTCAATAGGCAACTCGAGAAGATCAAGGTTAAATTGGTGAAGCCAATCTCCCACGTTGAGAAACCAATCAACGACAAAGGAGAAAGGAATGGCCTCCCAAAGTATACCCGGATCTAGCTGAAAACCAAGACCGTCAAGAAAGCCTAATAGGCCTTTAAGACGTCCATGGACAGCGACGGGTGTCGGTCTGTACCGACAGTGTGCAGTGATTGATGCAGTCCGTCGAGCAACCCACATCGTAGGAAGTGTAGAACTTCCAAGATGGTTGAAGCTCCCCGAGAGCTCGTCATTCGCTTTGATCAAAGTGGTACTGGACTTAAGAATACGTCCAGCGTCACGTTCCCATTGCGCGAGCTTATCCTTGAATGCAGTAGTCTTAGCTGCGATAATTTGGAGGTCCTTGATTAGAGGATCCCAACCAAATTTCCAGTTAAGATACGCACCCGAAAGATTCTTGGCTACTGATAGGTCATGCTTCCACAGCTTAAACAAACCCCTCAAGTCCTTCATTTCTAAAATGAAATTAGGAAGAGAGATTTGCGTAAGGTCAGGTTTCATCTTAGCCATGCCCTTAGCGGCATAGCTTCGAAGAGAATCCTGCTGAAGCAAAGGTGTATACAACAACTTTGCTGCTGTGATAGCCGCATCGTGCGCACTCTTAGAGAACCTGCCTTCCCCGTTATGGGGGTTGTAGCAGTAAGGGGGTGAACCCCCTCCCACAAAGTGCTTACCTTCGAGGGTTTTAGGCCCTGCGATGCGAATGGTTCTATGGTAACACGGATTGTAATGATTTTTACCCGTCCCAGAAGAAATTTCTTCGTAAGACGAGTTATAATCAACCGTGCCACTCGCTGCATCAGAAAATTGTCCCGTGTGGTCAGTGTGGTTTGTAAAACCAAGCTGAGCCGGATACGGTATACTAACTGGTGTGCTGCGAACACGTCGACCAGATTGACTCTGGATAACGTCCATAAACCACCTGCCTAAGAATTAATAGGTTGCGGACAAGGATGTTCCGCGCGAAGTGACCCCGCGAGGGG